ATTAACCTTAGAGGTAGAGAATGGAAAGGAAAAGATAAATGGTTCTGCTCTATCGAAGGCTGGAAGGTAGAAGGCTTAGTAGAAGAGATTAAAGCTTCTAGCCAAAACCCAGATAGAGAAAAAGTAGAAGAAGATTTACCGTTTTAATTAAGGGAGGGGAAACCCTCCTTTTTTTTATATGAAGATTAAAGACTTAAAAATAGGAGAAGAAATGCCTAAAGATTTTTGGAATTATAAAGTAAACCCTATCGTAGGATATTACGTAGAAAGAAGACACGATAGTATTAACGATAAATATAAATATGGTATAACACCGATAAAAGGATAATGGTAGCTAATATATCAAACATAAAGAAAGGGATCTTAGATATAAAATATGGGAGAGTTAAGGAAGGACTTAAAATAGGTATCCCGGAGATCGACGAGTACCTAAGATTTAAGCAAGGTACATTTAATCTTCTAATAGGACACGCAAATGTAGGCAAAACCACCTGTATATGTTATCTATTTACGGTCTGGGCGGTAAGGCATAAGCTACGCTTTTTAATATGGAGTAGCGAAAATACGTCGCACTCGATCGTAAGAAAAATTATAGAGTTTAAAATGAATAAGCCTATACAGACGGCTAGCGACGAAGAGATTAATAACGCTATCGTATGGTGCGATACATACTTTAAGGTTTTAGAGGTTACCGACTTAGTAACCTATAAGGAAGTATTAGACGAAGCCGAAGCTATAAAAAAGGCTTGGGACTACCACGCTCTACTTATAGATCCGTATAATAGTTTAGCTAAGGATAAAGAGTTATTTAAGACGCTATCCGGTCACGAGTACGACTACCAGGTCGCTTCTGAGTTTAGGCTATTCGCTAAAAAGAAAAATATAACTTTATTCGTAAATGCCCACGGCGTAACGGAAGCTCTCCGAAAAGTTTATCCTAAAGGACACGAGAACGAGGGACTACCTCAGCCTCTTAACCTAGCCCAAGTAGAAGGTGGGGGTAAATGGGGTAACCGGGCAGACGATGTACTCTGCGTACATAGAATGACGGGACACCCTACCGAATGGATGTTTACCGAGCTTTCAGTTCTCAAGTGCAAAGAAACTGAGTCCGGCGGTCGCTGCACCCCCTACGACGCCCCTATACGCTTACGTATGAAATTAAACGGAGTAGGATTCGAGTATATAGGTAGAGATGTATTATATTATAGGCAGGATACTAAAGAAGAAATAAAGTTTTAATATGACTAATCTTATAATAGGACTAACCGTATTAGGTTTACTAGCTTACCTTATAGGTTACGCAGTAAACGGAGAAGTATCTATAAGTCCTATTGTAGGATCGATGGTAGGAGCTTTACACTCTAAGACGGAATACGATGACGCTACGGAGCATACTATACAGGTATGTATATTTATAATAGCTATAACGGTAATATGGGAAGACCCGACTGGTTAGAGTACGCTTTTAAAGAGCATAGTAAATGGATTAAAGTTATCGAAAGCTTTGGCGAGTACGAGTATGCGGAAGATCTAGTCCAGGAAGCTTATATAGTTTTATATAAGTACGCTAAGCCGGATAACGTTATTAAAGATGGAAAAATATCAGAGGGGTATATGTTCTTTACTTTACGAAGCGTACTTTATCAGTATTATAATAAAAAAAAGAAAGTAGTTAAGTTATATATCGACGACGACGATAGTACCTTACAGTTAAAAGACGATACTTTCTTAGAGGAGCAAGAGGCTTATAATAAGCTTTGTCTCCTAATAGACGAAGAGATAGAAAAATGGCACTGGTATAACCGTAAACTTTTTAAGCTTTACCGGGATACCGACCTTAGTATAAGAGGAATCGCTAAAGAGACGGGTATAAGTTTCGTTAGTATATTCCATAGCTTAAAAAACGCTAAGGATAAATTAAGAGATAAATTTAACGAAGACTTTTTAGATTACTTTAACGAAGATTATGACAGAATTTAAAGGCGATAAACGCACCAAAGCGTATCGAGAATGGAAAGCTAAGTACGACGCCGAGAGCAAGGGCTTGGGAGATACTGTAGAAAAGATTACTAAGGCTACTGGTATTAAAAAGGTAGTAGAGACGGTATTCCAGAAACTAGAAAAAGACTGCGGATGTGAGGAGCGTAAAAAGCTTCTTAACGAGAAATTCCGGTACGAAAAGCCAGAGTGTCTACTAGAGGAAGAGTATAACCTTATAGATACCGCTATAAAAGAGAAAAAGAATAGATTTACTCCGGAAGATCAATCCGAGTTTATTAAAATATTTGAGAGAGTATTTAGAACTAAGGTAGAAGGATGTAGCTCTTGCGCCTTTAAAGCTGAGGTTTGGTCTAAGCTAGTATCTCTATATAACGAGTATAAGTAGTGAAGGAAGAAGACCTTTTTAACTATCTACTTAAAACCGTATACCCGGACTTAGTAAAGAGTAGGAGGCAGTTTTCTAAATGGGACTGCTACTCTCCTAGTACTACTCATCGTATAGAGTTAAAGTGTAGGGGAACTCATTACAATACTTTAATAATAGAAAAGATTAAATACGACGCTCTTATATTAAAAGCTAGAGATAACTTCGATATACCTATCTATATAAACTCTACGCCTAAGGGTATTTATAGATTTAACCTATTTAATATAAATCCGGTATGGCAGACTAGATATTTAAAAAAAACTACTACCTTTAGTAATAATAATAAAGTACCTAAGGAGATAGCTCTCCTCCCGGTAATAGAAGCCGAAATATTATGACAGAAAAGTATAACTATCAGAAGAAACTAGATAACCTAGAGGATCTAAGATTAAACTCCGCTCTCTTAGTATTACAAGAGACGATATTCGACTGGGCTAAAAAGAAGCCGAATAACGAAAGACTAATAGAGGTTAAAGACTCTCTAGTAGAGGTAAGTCTTTTATCTACTAAATTAGTAGTAGAAAAGAGTACCGTACATTTAGCTTTAGAAGATTACCGAACTAAAGAGCTTAGAGCCTTACGTAGAGCTAGAAAAGCCGAGAAGAAGGTAGAAGAGCTAGAGAAAGAATTAAAGATCTTACGTAAAGGAAAAGAGTTAGGATTATGATACAACAGTTATTAGTAGGATATATCTTCTTTAGGATTATAGAATTTTTTATAGTTAAAGCATTTTATTTTTTTATAAATGAGCGATAGCGTAACTAAGTATTACGAGAGTCTAGGCTACTCGACTAATCATACTAACGAAAATAAAGACGATAAAGTAGTAGAAGACGTTAAACGGATCTACGATAAGAGAAGTAAGGAAGGCATAGATAAATACGGTACGACGCTTTACGACTCACCAGACGGCTTCTATAAGTTCTTAAACCACCTCCAGGAGGAGTTAATGGACGCTACCCTATATATAGAGAAACTTAAAAAATTAAAATGAAAGAAAGTACTTTACTAGAGATGCGTAATCGTATTATAAACCTAGAAAAGGTAGTAACCGCCGTACTTCTTCGATTAGAAAAGATAGAGGAAGAAAAAAAAGTTAATAAGGAGTAGCTTATTAATAAAAAAGTATTATCTTAGTAGTAAATAAATAAACTACTATGGATAACAAAATACCTTACGACGTACAGAATATGTCGAGCGAAGACTTAGAGAGAGTTATCGCTAACGCCGATCTATACTTAGACGGCTACCCTAGAGACTGTAAAAGGGAGTTAGAGCGTAGACTTAACGCTTACGAGTACGAGGCTATTATTGCCGAGTGGACTATTAAAAATCAAAACTATTTATATGATTACTTTACTTAACGGGGAGACCTATCAGAAAGAAGAGATCTTAGGCTATATGCTAGAAGATGATTTCTATTACGGAAAGCTAGACCTAAACGCTCTAAGCCAGTCAAGTCTTAAACTAATTCTTAACGAGCCTTACGACTATCTTAGAAAGTTAAAAGGTAAAGCTACGGAGAAGAGCGACGCTCTAATTATGGGTAACCTGGTTCACTGGGGATATCTAGAGCCGGAGGTATTCTACTCTAAGCATTTTATAGAAGCGGATAGGATAACCGATAAAGCATATAAAGAGGCGGTAGCTAATTACGGAGCGGATAACGTCTATAAGGCTAAGTTAGGACGTATAGCAGAGGCTTACGTAGATACCTTAAATAGATGCGACTTCCTAAACGACATTAAAGCTAAAGCGGAGATAGAAGTACCGGCTATTAAGATGTTTTACGACGATATACCTATTAGAGGTAAAGCCGACCTCCTCCTAGAGGATAGAATACTAGACCTAAAGACTACTAGAGTAAACCCGGATAAGTTTAATAAATGGAAGATAATGGATATGGATTACGACCTCCAGGCTTTTATCTACTGCCAACTATTCGAGGTAGACTACTTTAGCTTTATTCCGATAAATAAAATAAATAGATCTAAAGGAATAATACACTGCGGTCAAGAGATACTAGATAGCGGAGAAGAGAAGTTTTATAGAGCTATGGATACTTATATAAAGTTCTTCCATAATAAGACGGTAGAGGAAGCCGAGGCTTTATTAGATAATAATTTTTACGAAAATACAGTAGGATGATAGGACAAACAGAATTATTTAATAATTACACCCAAGATAAAATAGATAAAATGATTACAGGCTTAAAAGGTGAGGATATAGTAAGATCCTTCCTGCAAGGCATTAACGTAAGATATATGCAAGCCGATTTAATATTTAACCATAAAGATAAATGGTACTTAGGAGAGGTAAAGTGTCAAAAGCTTTTTCATAACTGGAAGACAGGATTTAAAGGACACGGATTACCGCCGTGGCAAATAGAACATAGATTAAGGCTATACGAGGATACAGGAATAATCCCTTACCTCTTCGTAGTTTGCCAGACGGATAATGTATTATACCACGAAAGCCTTTTAAAATTAAATAAGACTGAGTATTTTAGTACTACTAAAACACCTAGGACTATATTTAATATAAAGGAATTTAAAAAGAGTGAGCTTCGATAAAGATAAAGTAGAAGAGTTTTATATAATGGCTCTAATGGATATAGCCGACGGAGCTACGATAGAGGATATGGAAGAAGTACTAATCGAGTACGAAAGGGCAGAGATGTACGAAGCCTGCGCCGGTATCCTAAAAGCGATAAACGAGAGTAAATACTATACTATTAAAGAAATAAATAAACGAATAGATGAAGAGTAAATTAGAAGTAATAAAAGAACTAGTAGAGATAGAGACCGGTATACGGAATATCTCTATAAAAGAAAGAAGTAAAGAACTAGTAGACGCTAGAGTAATATTTATAGTCCTAGCTAAAGAGAAGGCTAAGACCTCTTATACTAAGATAGGAGCTTTCCTAAATAAAAACCACGCTACTATCCTACATTCCTATAAAGTTATATACGAGCAGTGGAAAGCCCAGCCTTATTACTTTAAAGAAAACCTAGCCTCTTTACGTAACGTAGAGGATCTACTAACTAAAGACGTAGAGGCTATTAAGAGAGAAGAGACCGCTAAAGAACTATTCTATAATTACCGTAGAAGAAATACTCTCCTAAGAAAAGAGATAACCGCTCTAAACGCAAAAATAGAAAGACTAGAGAAAGATAACGAGAGACTAAAACAATACGAGCCGATATGGTAGGAGCTTTTACGATAACCTTCTTTATAGCCTGGTTCTTATTCCTAGCTGGAATATGGCATCTATTTAACGAATATTATAACGACGAGGATAGGTAGCCGTTTAACAAAAGGCTTTAAATCTTATTATATAATTATTAATAATCTTTTTTAATTATGGACGGAAGGAAAAATAACGGAGGGCATAAGACCGCCGGAAGGAAGTCTAAAGCGGAAGAGGTAGAGCTTATAGAGAGACTAACTCCCCTAGAGCCTAAAGCCTTCGACGCTCTAAAAAAGGGAATAGAGAAAGGCGACTTTAAGTATGTACAGCTCTTCTATAACTACTACGCCGGAAAACCTAGAGAGACGAAAGATATAACGATTAACGAAGACCTACCGCTCTTTCTTGACTAGATGATAGTTAGAAAGACTTTAGCGTTATCTAAGCTACGTAAATTAGATAAACGTATACGAGTAGTACGAGGTGGGACTTCCGCTGGGAAAACTATCTGTATACTTCTTATACTAATAGACTACGCTATACGTAATAGCGGTAAGGAGATAAGCGTAGTATCGGAGAGTATACCACACCTAAGAAGAGGAGCTTTAAAAGACTTCCTAAATATCCTAAAAGGACTTAATAGATACGACGAGGGAAAGTTTAATAGATCTACTCTTAAATATACCTTTAGTAACGGAAGCTATATAGAGTTCTTCTCTACGGATCAGCCGGATAAACTTCGGGGAGCTAGAAGGACAGAC